TGAAGTGTATCCTTGTCCCCGGAACCAAGATAGTTATAGTGGGTGCTGCCTTCCGTCAATCGAAAGTTATTTTTGAATACATGGATACAATATGGAGAAGCGCTCCAATTCTACAGAGCATCTGCTCTGATGCAAGTGGTCCACGCAGAGATGTTGACCGCTGCACTATGAAGGTTAATGATAGCTGGGCAATGGCTGTTCCTCTTGGTGACGGAAATAAAATTAGAGGCTTGAGAGCACACACCATTATCGCGGACGAATTCAACTCTATCCCCACTCATATCTATGAAACTGTTGTGGCTGGCTTCGCTGCTGTGTCCAGCGACCCGACACAAAACGTAAAAGAGGCGGCAAGACGAAAAAAGATGCAGGACGAAGGAGTGTGGAGCGACAAGTCGGAAGAAACATACAAGGACAGAAAGGCAAACCAGTCGATTATAGCCGGAACCGCAGGTTACGACTTTGAACCATACGCAGAGTACTGGAAGAAATATAAGTCCACTATCCTGAACCGTGGAGATTTTAAAAAAGTTGCTGTTGAGAATGAGGAAGATGAGGAAGATATACCAGACTACATGAAAAAGCTTGACTGGACTTCTTTCTCTATAATTAGAATGCCCTACGAGCTCATACCCGAAGGGTTTATGGACGATCAGCAGGTTGCTAGATCAAGGGCTACTATGCATAATGGAATCTACCAAATGGAATATGGTGCGTGCTTCACCTCGGATAGTCAGGGATTTTTTAGGAGAAGTCTAATACATGCGTGCGTTGCTAACGATAACAATATAGAAAAGCCCACTTGGCCAAAGTGGTGCGATCAGCCATTTGACTCTATGACCAGAGGCCAGCCGGATAAAAAATATATAATAGGAGTTGATCCAGCTTCTGAACAAGATAATTTTGCAGTAGTGGTGGTGGAGCTGCACCCGGAACACCAAAGAGTTGTCTACACATGGACTACAAATAAAAAAGACTTTGCAGGAAGAAAAAAGGTTGGACTTACAGACTCTCATGACTACTATTCTTTCTGTGCTCGCAAAATACGTAATCTTATGCATCTATTTCCCTGTGTCAGGCTTGGTATCGACTCTCAAGGGGGCGGATTTACAATAGCCGAGAGCCTTAGAGATCTAGACAAACTTAAGCCCGGAGAAAGACCTATCTATCCCATTATAGAAGAAAATAAAAAGAAAGACACTGACGACTTGGCTGGGGACCATTGTTTAGAGCTTATAAACTTTGCCAGCTCAACGTGGACTTCTAATGCTAATCATGGACTTAGAAAAGACTTAGAAGATAAGGTTTTGTTATTTCCTCGTTTTGACACTTTGACCCTAAGTCTCACTTCCGAAAAAGATAAGATATTATTTAAGGAAATGAAAGAAAAAGTTGGTAACTCAGAGGCGTTAAAGCTCTATGATACATTAGAGGACGCCGCAATGGAGGTAGAGGAACTAAAAGACGAGCTTTCTACCATAGTTATGAGCGTGACCACGGCAGGAAGAGAAAGATGGAATACTCCAGAAGTAAAATTAGGATCTGGAAAAAAGGGAAGAATGAGAAAAGACCGCTATAGTGCTCTGGTTATTGCCAATATGATAGCACGAACGATCCAAAGAGAGCTCCCAGCACCCACATACCAACATGTAGGCTTAGTTGTTGGTCAGCAACCAGAAGGAGCGGGAGGAAGTATGTATAAGGGTCCAGAATGGGCTCAAAATATTTCCACAGACAGTTTTTTTGTAGTGAAGAAGAATGATTAGTATTGGTGTAAGTTATAATAGGTATTGTTTTCAATTTAATACTCATTGAGGCTTTTGATGGTAGATAAAAAATATCCCCGCAGCAAACAGAAAGACTTAGAGCATTCTCTTCGGAACGGAGAAGCCTACGCGTCTTGGGAAGACGAAAAGGGAAAAAGTGCTGCCCTGCAAAACTATACTAGCTCTATAACAGAGTTCGCTGCTGCAAGCAGAACCTCATATGATAATCTAACAACATATCAAAGTGGTCGTCCCGGACTTCAGAAAAGTGATTACGACTATTTTCGTTCTAATGAAAGAGTCCCCACAAAGTCAAAAGAGATTATCTCCTTTGCTCGAAAATCTTATAGGCAGATAGGCCTTATAAGAAATTCAATTGACCTAATGGGAGACTTTGCCTGCCAAGGAATCAGATTAGTTCACCCTAACCCAAGAATAGAAAGATTCTATAATGACTGGTTTTCTAGAGTAAAAGGTTCTTTTGTTTCAGAAAGATTCTGCAACCTCCTTTTTAGAGAAGCTAATGTCGTTATAAGAATGAAGACAGCTAAGCTCAATAAGAGCAAACGTCTTGAAATGCAAAAGGCTGTAGCAGAGATAGACATGAAGGCTGACCTTAAAGAAAATCTATTCAAAAAGGGTGAGCTTCCTTGGCAGTATAATTTTCTTGATCCTCTACTGCTAGATGTGGTCGGCGGCCCTCTAGCATCTATGTCGGGTAATTATCTTTATAGAATGGATATTCCAAAAGACCTGAAGAGAGACCTTAATAAAATAAAGAACTCCGGAGATGCAAGAGAAAGAGAGATGCTAAAAGGTATCCCTAAAGAATTCCTAGATACTACGAATTCTGGCAAAGGAATCGTGTTGCCCGAAGACAAGACCTTTACATATTTCTACAAAAAAGACGACTGGCAAGTATGGGCAGACCCCATGACCTATGCCTGTTTTGACGACCTTATTCTATATGAAAAATTGAAACTTGCTGATAAGGCAGCTTTAGATGGTGCTGTAAATAAAATTAGAGTATGGAAACTTGGTAGCCTAGACCATAAGCTTGCTCCCACTCCAACAGCTGCAAATGCACTCGGAAGTATATTGGGGGCCAATACTGGCGGCGGAACAATGGATATTGTTTGGGGCCCAGATATCGAGCTTCTAGAAACCGGAACTGATGTCCAGAGATTTTTAGGAGAAGAAAAATATAGACCTACTCTTATGTCTATATACTCCTGTCTTGGCATACCCCCTACGCTAACGGGAACTTTTGGAGCTAGCGGAACTACAAATAATTTCATTTCTCTGAAAACACTAACAGAGAGACTAAACTACGTTAGATCTATTCTTACTGAATTTTGGAATTATCAAATCAGAGCCATTCAGAAATCTATGGGCTTTAGGCAGTCAGCTCAGGTAGAGTTTGATCTTACCCAGCTAGACGACCCCGCTTCCATGATGCAGCTAATGATTAATTTGGCTGATAGAAATATTATTAGTGACGAATTCATTCAGAGACAGATTAAGGCCAAGCCCGGAATCGAAGAGAAAAGAATCTCAAACGAAACCAAGAAGAGAGGAAGAGGAAAGATGCAAGAAAAGGTTAGTCCATATCATGCTGTTGACAAGGACTTCTCCCTTGAGAAGATTGCCTTACAAACCGGAATAGCTTCCCCTTCTCAGGTAGGGCTAGAGTTAGACCCGAAAAATCCTGATGAGAAGAACGCTTTAGAGATGAGGTCTAAACCCCAGAGCGAACCAAAAATAGAGGATAATCAATCTCCCGGAGAGCCCGGACGTCCTAAGAACTCTACTGACGATACCCCAAGAGAAAGAAGAAAGTTTAAACCAGCCATAAAGGCTAAAACAGAGTTGTGGGCTAAAAAAGCGCAGGCTAAAATATCAAAGATAACAAACCCGGTTCTTTTAGACAGATTTGAGAAGAAGAACATGAGAAGCCTAAGCTCTCAGCAGACGCAAGAAGCAGAGAAAGTAAAGTTTGAGATATTGTGTTCTTTGTCCCCTAATTCAGATGTAAACGAAGAGACTATTGCTAATGCAATTAAATTTGGAATGAAAGACAGAAGTATTCATAATGAATGTGAACAATGGATATCTCAAGCATCTGAAGATTCAGAAGAACGCCTAGCTATCGACGAGATTAGAAGCATTCGGGCTTCTTACTATACTTACTTCGTAGAAAAAAATGGCCCATTGGTGTAAATAACAAAGAGGTAAACTAATGAGTAAAATAATTATATATCAAGCCGAAAAAGATGCGGGACTAGAAGAGCAGATAAGGAGCAGTGCTTCAATAGCATATGCTTCGCCACTTCACCCAACAGATCAGATTGAACCATCAGTACTTGATTCTTTAAAGGCAAACGCTTCGGAATTTTTGTCCATCGCAGGTACGGACGATGACGACGTTTATCATACATATTCTATACTTGTAACTTCTTCTTGGAATAAAAATGACGATGTCTTTGGATCAGAAGAAGTTTGGTCTGCTCGCAAGACACCCCAATATAAGCCTGCAAATTTAGAACACGACGAAAAAAAAATAATTGGAAGCATTATTTCAAGCTGGCCGGTCGATGACGACTTTAATCTTGTTGATGAGAATTCAACAGCCGAAGATTTGCCAGAAAAAATACACATTTTAGTTTCTTCTGTTATCTACAGACAATGGCAAGATCAAGAATATCAAGCTCGCGCAGAAGATTTAATAAGAAAAATCGAACATGGAGAAATGTTCGTCTCAATGGAATGCATATTTAGAGGTTTTGACTATGCTGTCCAGTCCCCAGATGGTGAGAATCATATCGTGGCAAGAAATGAAGAAACATCTTTCTTGACTCGACATCTCAGGTCTTATGGGGGAACTGGTCAATATCAAGATCACAAAGTAGGTAGAATGTTGAGGAATATTACGTTTTCAGGGAAAGGTTTTGTTGAGAAGCCAGCAAATCCAGAAAGTATCATTTTTGACAATGATGAAGTTTTTGATTTTGTAGGCGCTTCAGTAGCAAAAAACCTGTTTTCTAAAAATAATGGTGTATCAGTTAGAGTAGAACAAAATATTCTTTCTAACGCAGGTTCCGAAGAGGAGATTCTTATGACAAGCGATTTCTTGAACGAACAAGTCAAGGAACTTAAGGAAGCTCTTTCTGTATCAAAAGCAGAAATTAAAGAGCTAACCGATAAAGTTTCCAAGGCTAACGTCGAAAAACTTGAAGTTGAGGCCGCTGAGTTAAATCAGATGGTTGAAACTTTGGGTGAAACCGTGGCACAAGCTGAAGAAGCAGCTAAAGAAGACGCAGAAAAAATTGGGGCTCTAGAAGCTACAATTACTGAGTTGACTGAAGCTAAAGACGCAGCAGAAGCCGCAATCGCAGAAATGGAAGAGAAGGAAAAGCGAAACGCGAGAGCCGCCGCCTTAATCGAAGCAGGTATTGCTGAAGATCAGGTTGAAGCTAAGCTTGAAACTTTTGCATCTCTTACCGATGAGCAGTTTAGCGAAGTTGTAGCTACTATTGCTAGCGTCAAACCAGAAGTTGTTGAAGCTGATGAAGCTGAAGCAGAAGAAGGTAGTGACGAAGCCGAAGACGCAGATGAAGCAGCAGAAGCTGAAGAGTCTGAAGAAGCTGAGGCAGAAGCTGAAGAGTTGGCCGAAGAAGTTCTAGAAACTGCTTCCGTAGAAGAAGAGGCTGATCTTTCAGTTGCTTCCGATGAAGAAGTAGATGAATCAGAACATACCCGTGCCAGTCTTCGCAATTGGGTTGATTCTTATGTTTTTAATCACACTAATGAGTAAAGGAGATTTCTAGATGGCACTTAAACCTGATAGAGTCGAGCATCTCACAGACCTTAGTTTCTTCATGAACGAAATCGGCACTCGGGGGCAAATTGTAACCCACAGTACCGAAGGTTCTGGAGCAAGTATGGACGATTCCTCAGCCTTGGTTATTGTAGCCACTGGTACGGGAGATCTGGCTGCTGGATTGCTCTTAAATGACGTTGTAAGTTTAGACTTAACACGTCAACATATTAACTTTGCTAAAGACGAAGTACAAAAGGGAAGTAAAGTTCTTTTGTTACGTCGAGGCACAGTTGTAACTGATAATGTAGCTGGTACGCCAGCAGCTGGAGCAAAAGCCTACTTTGATAGTTCGGGCGCAATTACTTCATCTGCTGGAAGCCAACAGATTGGACGCTTTCTTTCTAAAAAAGACGCGGACGATTATGCTAAAGTAGAAATTAACATCGTTTAAAGGAGAAGAAAGTAATGACTAGAAAGTTATTCGATCCCACTCCTGAAATGGATCAGGTCTTACGCCAAGCCGGTTCATTGGTCAAAGAAGAATCTTTAGGAGCAACGGCAGAACTTGCCAAAGCTCTTGAGCTTCCTCTTCGAAAAGGAGTTATGAGTGGCGATATTCTCGATGGTATCTACGAAGCTGTACGTCTAGGGCCCGGTGCAAGTGCTGAATTTCCTTTGGATCTTCTTGCTCCCGGCACAGAAAGCGATTTCGTAGCCTATACTATCCCCAACCATGGTAGAATTCCTGAACGACACGTTGAGGGTGACTATGTAATGGTTCCAACTTATGACGTTGGTGCATCTATCGACTTTTTGTTGAAATATGCCCGTGACGCCCGTTGGGATGTTGTTGGACGTGCAATGGACGTTCTTCAAGGTCAATTTGTTAAGAAGATGAACGACGACGGCTGGCACACAATTATCAGTGCTGGTGTTGATCGTAACATCTTGGTATACGATGCCGACGCAACGGCAGGATACTTCAGTAAGAGACTTGTCTCTCTCATGAAAACTATCATGAGACGTAATGGTGGCGGTAATAGCTCGTCTATTAATCGTGGTCAAATGACAGACCTCTTCCTCAGTCCAGAAGGTCTTGAAGACATTCGAAATTGGGGCGTAGATGAAGTTGATGATATCACACGTCGTGACCTGATTACTAAAGAAGGTGGTCTTTTGACTAGAATCTTCCAAGTAAATCTTCATGACATTGATGAGCTTGGCGAAGGTCAAGAGTATCAAAACTACTACACTAGTGATCTTGCCGGAACCCTTCCGGGCTCTAAGAAAGAGATCGTAGTAGGTCTTGACTTATCAAGCAACGATAGTTTTGTTATGCCTGTACGACAAGAAGTGCAGATCTTCGAAGATGATACCCTTCATCGTCAGAGACGCGCTGGCATGTACGGTTGGGCAGAGCACGGCTTCGCTGTTCTCGACAACAGACGAGCTCTTCTTGGTGCATTCTAAGAGAATCTCGACTTGAGTTTATAACAAGTCGCCTTTAGTGACCTTGGCGTTGCTGGGGGCGGCTTTTTTTGTTAAATAATGGGAGTCTCTATTGTGGCAATCAGCATAAAAGACAGGATAAAACAGGGAACTAACACCACAGGTGCCGGAACGGTATCCCTAGATGTTTCCTATTCAGCCAGCGGATTTCAAGACTTTTCTGTTCTTGGCAATGGCACTCAAACCTATTATGCTATAGAAGAATCTCCTTCAAAATGGGAAGTAGGAATAGGAACATATAACGCTGGAACCTTATCGAGAGATACAATTTTATCTAGCAGCAATGCTGATAGCGCTGTTAGTTTAGGTGGTAGCGGTCTTGTTTTTGTAACCTACCCAGCAGAGAAAGCTGTTTTTGCTGATTCTGAAAACAATGTAAACATTACTGGCCTTGTAGTGGGAGCTACGGGTGTTAAGTTCAATGACGGCACTATTCAGACCACGGCATCAACCTCCTCCTCCTCCAGCTACGACCTCTGGACGATATCTGATGGTGGTGTTAATTCTAATATCTCTAATTCTGGCGCTGTTCGTATAACAGGAGCTGGGAATACAACAGTTTCCATGATTAGCGGCTCTCCTTCCGTTGTTACCGTTAGCGGAACTGATCAAGACTTATCTTCGTATGCCACAGTAACTTACGTAGGCAACGCTTCTGGGGCTCTTCAGACCCAAATAACAAGCAATGACGGAGAGATATCCATTGTTTCTGGCCTGACAGTCACCAATACAACAAATATCGCCAGTACAGGAGCCACAAATGCTGCGGATATTGTTATAGTTTCGGGACTGACAGTAACGAACGCATCGAACATATCCTCCAACGACACAGACATTTCCAACCTGTCTGGACTTGTCTCCACGAACACGTCCAATATATCCTCCAACGACACAGATATTTCTAATCTGTCTGGATTAGTTTCTTCCAACTCCTCAGACATCTCCACCGTTTCAGGACTAACTGTTACGAATGCGACTAATATTGCAGCTACCGGAGCAACCAATGCCGTAGACATAGCGATAGTCTCAGGTATTGCCACAGGAAAAGACAATTACCAATACTGGACAATAACAGATGGAGGTACCTCGGAAGACATTACAACAACCTCCCAAGTCAAAGTTACTGGAAGCGGAGCAACAACCGTAGCATATAGCGCTGGAAGTAACACCCTAACAATAAACACTCCGTCTGCAGCTGCGGGATATGCCGGTTGGACTGCTACAGATGGGTCCAATACGTCTGACATTGGCACCGGCGATGATGTAAAAGTTACCGGAGCAGGTAACACGACTGTCGGTTTTATAAGCGGTAGTCCTAATATATTCACAGTAAGCGGAACAGACCAAGACTTATCTTCATATGCTACGACAGGATATGTAACTGGAGTATCTGGACACTTACAAACACAGATAACAAACAATATTTATACTTGGCAAGCAACAGGCGTGTATGGTGCTTCATCTGGATCAGAAGGGTTGCCAACAGGAATAACAGTTTCTCAAGGATCTTCTCTGGCAATTTCTGGAACTTCAGGAATTTCTGTGAATCTCGGCACTGGAACTCCAGATAAATTCGTGGTCACCCATGATGATACTTCTGCTCTGGGTCCCGGAGGATTTTCCTTAAGTCCCAACAATTTCCTAACAAAAGTGCAAGTAGATGAATATGGGCATGTTACTGGGCTAGGCTGGGGAGCAACTACAGGGATCGGAGGGGCAGGAGGAGGGTCTTATAATTATTGGACAGCCTCAGACGGCTCTACCACAACTAATATAAACAGCACCAACACTGTGACGCTAGAAGGAGGAGGTAACACAGACGTTACTCTGGACGGTAACACCTATACAATTAGCGGAGAAGACACAGACACCGTTTATGCTTGGAACTTATGTGGGACTGATGTTCCCAGCGGTACAAATGTAACTATTAGTGGTGGAACTGGCATACAAGTTAGCTGTGGTCTGGCTACCTCTATTGAGGTAACGGGAGTAATGTTATCAGGAGACGAATACTCGCATTGGATATTACAGACGGATGGGTCATGTGGCGATGGCCCCGTAAACGTACAAAAAGAGGATGCCGTAACAATTCAAGGAGACGGAAGCACTACTGTTTGTAAGGAAGGCAGAGTAATCACAGTATCATCCCCAGCGATCTATGAAGGGTGGTATGCTAAAGGATACGATACTGGAAATAACCCCATAGAGAACCATGTGGTTGAGAGCCTTAAAGGAGTATGGATTACAGGGGTAGGTTCCGTTGATGTTATAATGCGCACCGGAATTGATAATGTATATTATACTGTTAGCGGAATAGAGGGCACTGCATACTCAAAATGGATAGCGACCGACGGACTAACAACCAATGACGTAATTGACAATGAAACAGTAACATGGACAGGAGTTGGAAACGCGTCCGTGTTGATGGATGGAACAACGTTCTCCATTAGTGGCACTGACACTATATATCTTGGAGGTTCTGGTATAGAAATAAGTGGAACTGAAAGCCCTTATACTATAAATGGAAAAACAGCCGAAACGGGCGTCTTCGGCATGACCTACTTAGATCATGATATATCTGGAGCTGACCCAACTACAGCGGCTACTCCATCAGGGGTTAGGGATTATGTAAGGGGTTATGTAGCAGAGACTGGCTATGGTCACTGGACTATCACTGATGGCTCTAACTCAGAAGATATCAGCGGCACAGACACTGTTAAGTTTACTGGGGCTGGAGCAACAACTGTAGCATACAATACAAGTGACAATACAGTGACGGTTACTAGCACTGACGCCAATACAACATATACCGCTGGAGATGGACTAGAGCTCGATGGGACTGAGTTTAATGTCACCGGCATGGCCCTTGCCGACAGCTCTATCACCGTCAACACAGAGAATGGACTTCAAGGAGGTGGAACCATAACTCTAGGAGGCACAGGGACAATAACCGGAATAGACGCAACTACTTCTGTCAAGGGAGTTGTTCAGCTCCAAGACTCTGCTGAAGATGGCGTTGTAGATAAGGCGATTACTCCTAACGCAGTATATGATATTTCTGGGGCTCTTACATCAGCTGGCTATCAATATTGGAATGTTTCAGATGGTTCTACCTCAGAAAATATTAGTGGCAGTGATCAAGTTAGCTTCGTCGGTGGTGGGGCAACAACAACATCATACAATACAGCTAACAATACATTAACAATAACGAGCACAGATAATAATACCCAATATGCTCCCGGAACAGGATTGAATCTAGATCCTTCCACGACTTTCAACATATCAGGCTCAACTATTACTGGCAGCGGCATTGTTCAGCTTACCAATACTATTTCTCCTTACGGGTCCGGATTTGCAGTAACCCCTTATGCCATATCAGGATTGTCTGGAACTTTACAAACTAATATAGATGGTAAAGACAATTATGACTATTGGACAATTACCGATGGCACTAACTCAGAAAGCATTAGCACTACAGATCAAGTTAAATTTACTGGGGCTGGAGCAACAACTGTAGCATACAATACAAGTGACAATACAGTGACGGTTACTAGCACTGACGCCAATACAACGTATAGTGATGGAACCGGACTGCTTCTCGTTGGGACTGAGTTTAATGTAAGCGGTATTGACAGCAGTATGATTGTTGACGGAACTGTAACTAACACTGACCTTGAAAACAGTTCTCTTACCGTAACAGCAGGAGACGCCCTAACAGGTGGTGGTTCCGTGTCTCTAGGAGGCAGCGTAAGCTTGGCTGTAGGAGTAGACGACTCTACTATCGAGATAGAGACAGACGCACTGAGAGTTAAAGATGGTGGAATAAGCAACGCAAAGCTTGCTAACGATTCTTTAACCGTAACAGCAGGAGACGCCCTAACAGGCGGTGGTTCAGTAGCCTTAGGAGGTAGTGTAAGTCTAGCCGTTGGGGTTGATGACTCTTCCATAGAGACAAATTCTGATGCTATACGAGTAAAAGCTGGTGGTGTAACGGCAGCAATGCTGAATACAGACGTAACCTTGGATGAGATTACAGATCATGGCGCTACAACTACTAATAATATTACCGTAGGAACGACTACTACTTCTGGGGTCTTAACTCCTATTTCTTCTGGCTCGTTTAGTGCAACCCCAACATTTGATTTAAGCACAGCAAGCACATTTACCACTGTAATGACATCCAATATAACAAGCATGTCTCTATCAAATGTAACCGCAGGACAAAAGTTTATGATAAGACTTGTTCAAGATGGAACAGGAAGTAGAACTACTGCTTGGTTTAGCACAGTTAAGTGGGCAGAGGGAGGAACGGCCCCAACCCTAACCACAACAGGTGGAAAAACAGACACTTTTGGGTTTATATGTACTACCGCAGGTCATTATGAAGGATTTGTTATAGGACAGAATATTTAATGGCTACTACTACTGTAAGTATAGGTTCTAATCAAAGTATATCTACGGTAACTCCCAGTAGCTGTAGTGGTAGCGGCCCGTGGACAGTAAACTTTTCGTCTACCCCAAGTGGTAATGTGGCGGTTGGAGATATTTACGTTGCACAAGACGAGTCCAGCTCTTTTGCTACTTTTACCTTTCTTCTGACAGCAATAAGTGGCAGCGATTACACTCTTAAGTATCTTTCTTGCGATGACGGGGGAATGATGAGTTGTGGATCTACATCTCCCTGTGATATATATGACAGCTTTTTCAGCACGGTTGCAGGAACTTTTAAGCGAGCTTTCAGTACAATTACTCTTTTTGAAGCTATGGTTGATGATGCTAGTCCTACATATTGGGGAAGCACCGATGATGTTGTTGGAGAGTGTCATGCAGATTCGGCATTTACAGATTCAAGAGTTCAGTTTACCAACAAACAAAGTCTGGCTTCTGTAAAGCTAACTGTTAATTCTGACGATAGGCATGACGGAACTGCTGGCAATGGAGTTGTTATAAGGCCTACTGCCTACGCAGGAAGCGATAATGGGATTATAGAGTCTAATATAGACAATTTTATTGTAGAGTGGTTCGAACTAGATTTCACTAACACAAACACCACTAAGGGTATTGTACTACGAGGAACCAATGACGATAATATTATAAGAAATAATATATTACATAGCAGAACTGGTAGTCCCACCGCTAATGGTATCTTTGCGATTCACGTCGTAGCAACAGGTGCATCTTCGGATACTCTAAGTATACTTAATAATATTATATATGATTGGAGAGAAACATCTGACGACACTGCTAGCGGTATAAATATAAACCAATGGGCTGGGACTGTAAACATATATAACAATACTGTTTACAATATTGAGAGTGAGAACAGCGGCAGCACCAAAGCGGCTACCTGCTTTAGGTTCAATGGAAATGCAAACCAAGTCGCTAATGTTAAAAACAACATTGCATCACTGCTTATCGCAAGCACCGCTGCTGAGCATAGGGCCTACTGGGATACAGGAACAGGAACGTCAAACGTAGACTACAACTTATCAGACGATACAACAAACGCAACCTATGAAGCCCAAGGAGCAAACTCTCTTAAAGATAAAACATTAGCTCAAATAGATTTTGTTAATACGGCCGCCGGTTCAGAAGATTTACACCTAGATACTGACTCAGTATGTAGAGAAGCAGGGGTAGACTTAGGAACCACAAATGGTGTTAATATAGATATAGATGGTGTTGATAGAGATGCTACCGACGTAACTTGGGACATTGGGGCAGATCAGGCAAGCGAAGCAGGAGCTGATACTACCGGCAAGGCATTTCTAATATTTTTAGATACTTAAGGAGAATTATATGTTCGGTTTCCATCCAATAGCAAGCTTTCCAATATCTGATATAGAAGATACCATTGTAGGAATTGCGCAGAGAGATGCTAAGATCAAGATATGGACAGTCCCATCTAGAAAGACAGAATGGACAATTCCCGTGTGTAAGCTGGAGGCCACCCTGCCTACAAGATCAGATACTTGGACAGTCCCTTCTTAGGTCAATAATTGGTGTATTCTACAGTAGAATGTTTATTATAGGAGATAAAAATGGGCGTTATAGCTAATGAAAGACTTTGTAAGCAACCCGCTGAACAGAGAAAGTTTTCAATAGAATTTAACAACTTGCTGGCCACATCAGAGATTATTAGCTCAATAAGCAGTGTTAGTTCAGAAAAAATAGATGGAACAGTCAGTGACTTGACCATAGCTACTAGCGGGATTGAGACATCTGCTTCTAGTAGTAAAAATAGCATGATAACCTTTTGGGTTTCTGGTGGAACTACCGGGAACACCTATAAGATAGAAGCGGTTGTAGCGACTTCAGATTC